AATTTAACAAGGTATGTTTCGACTCAAAAACTTAATTTATTAGTGAGAGAAGTTCCAAATGGTGAGATATTAAATAGACTTGCTAGAGGAACTCAAGTCAATGTTGTTGAAATGGCTGGAGAGTGGGCGAGAATAAATAGTCCATATTCTGGTTGGGTACATTCTGAATATCTATCAGCTAGTCCAGTTATAGAACAAACTACGGCTGGAAATTTGTACAGGTTTAAAACGAGAACGTTGTTGTATAGTAATTCTGATCTAACAGGAATTGAATATACATACTTGGCCCAAACTCAAATTAGAGTTCTTGAAAATGTATCAAATATTGTTGATAAAATACAAGTTATTCGAACGGGAAGAGTGGCTTACGTTAATAAATCTGCTTATACAATTTCTGGTGCAACAGGAAGCGTTAAAAATACAGTTGGTAATTTATATCGCCTAAAACAAAGAACGACTCTTTATGCTAATCCTAGTATGAATGGAACGTATTATACATATTTGCCATTAACGCAAATCAAAGTTTTAGATAATTATAACTCGTCAATAGATTATATCCAAGTTGTAAAAACTGGAAGAGAAGCTTACGTTTATACAAGTGCTTATTAAGTATAATTTAACAAAAATTAAGTTGGAATTAACAAAATTGATACAAAATGTATCAATTTTTGAGAAATGTTAACAAAAAAACTTAAAAAGTTAACAAATTTGATTATTATATGAGAATATGATAAAATAATTCATAATACAACTAACGGCACTGAGATATTACTATAAGTGTCCAAAAAGGAGAGAGGGGAAATCCCTCTCTCATAATTTTTTAATTTTATTCTGAATATTATTTAAAAAATTCAATGCTTCAATTGAATTTATTTTATTTATATCTAAATCGTTTATTTCTTTTATAATTCTCTTTATTTCTGTATTTTTAGAAATATCATTACTTTTTGTTAGATTTTCTATAATTTTATACTTTATATTAAAGTTATTAAGATAATTTTTATATGTATCAATTCTTTGAAGAGGGAATCCACATTTTATTGAATTGTTTCCAAAATCTGTAATTTTTAAGCTTAATTTTTCGTTTAAAACTTTTGCATCATCGTCTATCGCAATATAAAAATTTCCAGCTTTAAAAAGATATAAAATATCTGCATCTTCGTTTTTTAGTTTTTGATATTGAGATTTAATTTTACTCATTTGTACACACACTCCTAATTATTATTTTGAAAAGGATTTTCTCTTTCGAACAAATCTCCGTGGTTCACAATTAAATATATTACACAATTTTTCCATTGTGTCAAATCTAATTGCAATAGTTGATTGATCAAGCATATTATTTACAGTTCTATAATTTCCTTCGATATTTTTTACTAACCAATATCTAGTCTTCCCAGATTTTTCCAATAATTTATTAACTCTTAAATAGATCATTTTTTACTCCATATTATTTTAATTTGAATTTATTTTACATAATAAAACATATTTTCAATAGGTTATTAGAGTAACCTATTGCTGCATTTAGACTAACTCTAAATTGATTATAATTTGAAATAATGTTTGAAAAAATTCAGAAGAGGCTGAATATTGATACAAATGCAAGATAAAGAAAGCACATTTTTTTATTTGGATCCACCATATTTTGGAACAGAGAAATATTATAAAAATGTTGATTTTTATAAAGAAGATCATGAAAGATTGTTTAATTCATTAAAGAACATACAAGGCAAATTTTTGTTGAGCTATAATGATTGCGAATATATTAAAGAATTATACAAGAGTTTTAAAATTGAAGAGGTGGAAAGAGGAAACAACTTAACTACTGGAATGTATAAAGAGATATTGATAAGCAATTATTAAGTAAGTATAATACCCTTAAAAATGTTTACATAATTTGGTATAATGTTTTTAAAAGGAGGGGATGTTATATGAATAGAAATTCATTTAATTTCAATTTCTTTGAAAAAATATTATTTGTTATTTTTAGAAAATATACATATAAGGTATATAATAAGGGAACAAAAGATGGATATAACTGGAAAAAATAATTTAATGCAACATTTAATGCAACAAAATTGTGAAAGTTTAATAAATTTTAAAACATTTTGGAAAATGCACTTTCAAAATAGCTTGAAATTACTCTTATTTAATACATTTTAAAACATAACGTGAAGAAATAAAATATTTAATATGCTCCTGCCCACCAAAAAATTCCTAATAGTGTTTATACTATTAGGAATTTTTTTGCGTTCATGGGGTTGGATTCGGGTTCAATGTCAATAGTTGGGGTGAAGATTCTTAAAAGTATCTTTACTTCAAATCTTTTTTGACGTTTTATTATTTCACTAAAAAACCTTAATTTTTAT